TCCACATGCTTTAACAAGAAGAAAAGGTGAATTACCTTTAACTCCTTCTGAAATGTTAATGAGAATTTCAGGAACTCAATTTCCTATTGGATTACTTAAAGAACAAGAAGCTGAAATATTTACTAAACCTCATTTATATAAAGATTTAGATTACTATGTTAAATTTGTTTTAGATCAAGAAACTCAAAAGTTCAAAGCTATAAATGATTTAGAAGCTGTACCATTACTAAAAGCTGGTCAACAAGATAATAAAAATATGCCTGGAGCTTTTATTATATATGAACATCCAGTTGAAGGTTCTCCAATAGGTAGATATGTAGCAGGGATTGATAGTTATGATTTTAATGAGTCTACAACTAATTCTTTGGGTTCAATGTTTATAGCTGACTTATTTACTAGAAGAATAGTAGCTGAATATACAGGAAGACCTGAAGCTACAACATTTTATGAAACTTGTAGAAGAGGATTACTTTATTATTGTAATGCTCAAGCTAATATTGAAAATGCTAATAAAGGTATATTTGATTATTTTGATTCTAAGAATTGTGGATATTTAATAGCAGATACTTTAAATATTGTTTCAGAATATAATGAATCTGTTAAAGCTAAAACAACTAGTACAAGAAAAAGAGGTCTTACTCCTAATGAAAAAATCAATGCTTATGCTAGAGGTATGATAGCTGAATATTTAAAAACTTCTACTAATAATCCAGATAAACCAGAAGAATTATTTGTTCATAAATTTAGATGTTTACCGGCTATTGAAGAAATGATTAATTGGAATAGTGATGGTAACTTTGATAGAGTATCATCATTAGGTTGTTTAATATTAATAATGAATGATAGATTAAAGTTTCCAATTGAAGAAAGATTTCAACAAGATGAGTTAGATGAATTTTTTACTAGAAATTATAAATCAAAAGTAGGCTTTAGCTATACACAAAATGGATTAATAGTCCCTAACTGGTTAACTAATACTTAATATAACTTATATTTGTAATATTTTTTATACATGAATTTTTCAACATTTAAGCAATTACCAAGACAAGCTATACCTGATAGTAAGAAAGATGAACAATGGGGAAAAGATTGTGTTGATGCTTGTGAAGGTTTAGTAATTCTTTTTAATGATGGAGCTAGAGAATCCAGGATAAATAAACAAAACAATTATAATCTTTATAATGGAATTATAAATCCAAAAGAATTAGAAAAAATTGCTAATCCATATAATTTACAAGGTCAAACATTTCCCTCAAGTCCTAGGAATATTCCTATTACTGAACCATACTTTAAAAAATTATTAGGTGAAGAATACAATAGAAGATTTGATTGGCATTTAGCTGTTATTAATGAAGATGCTGTTTCAAGTAAACTTGAACAACAAAAGCAAATGCTAAATCAAACTATTGTAGATATAATAAAACAGAAAGCTAATTTAACTCCAGAACAATTACAAGATCCAGAAGTTCAAAAGCAAATGGAACAACAAATCCAAGAAGCTTTAGATAATACTATGGAAATTAGAGATGAAAGAGAATTAGCTGGAACCAGGATATTAGAATATTACACTAGAAAATTAGATTTAAAAACATTATTTAATAATGGATTTGAAGATGCTTTAATAGCTGGAGAAGAAGTCTACTGTGTAGATGAAATTAATAAAGAACCTTTTGTTAGAAGGTGTAATCCTTTAATGACTTATTTCTTAACTAATCCTCATTCACATAAAGTAGAAGATTCTAATATTATAGTAGAAGAACAATATTTACCTTTAGGAGAAATAGTAGATAGATACCATAAATATTTAACTAAAAAAGAAATTCAAGAATTAGAAGATACTAATTTTAATGGAGGGACTAGAGCAGGAACTGATAAAAATATAATTAACTATGGACAATCTATTCAATGGAAAGATTCTTCAGATATAGATTTATTTGTTGGACCTAATATAAATAATGCTTCAAATGACTTTAATAACTATAGAGTATTAAGATGTGTTTGGAGATCAATTAGACTTATTAAAATTTTACATTTTTTAGATGAAAATAATGAAGAACAAACTACTGAAGTTCCTTCTTCTTTTAAACCGGATAAATCTTTAGGTCAATGGACAGAAGATATGCAAATTGGAGAATTTTGGGAAGGTACTAAAATAGCAAATAAATATTATGTTAAAGTACAACCAAGATCAATTCAATTTAGAACATTGAATAATATTTCTACTTGTCAATCAGGTTATGTAGGTTCTATATATAATACTAATGGTCAAAAGGTTTTTTCTTTTATGGATAAAATTAAACCAGATCATTTAATGTATATTACAATGGCTTATAGAACTGAAATGGCTTTTATGAAAGCTAAAGGTAAAATAGGTTTATTAGATAAAGCTTTAGTACCAGATGGTATGTCTATGGATATGTGGATGTATTATGCTGAAACAATGGGTTGGGCTGTAGTAGATTCTTTTAAAGAAGGAAAGAAAGGTGCAGCTATGGGTAAGTTGGCTGGTAATAATGCTACTAGATCAGATTCAATTAATTTAGAATTAGGTAATTATATCCAACAACATATTGCAGCAATGCAACAAATAGAAGCTAGGCTTGAAAAGATTACTGGTATCAATGATGCTAGAAAAGGAACTTCAGCAGCTTCAGCTGGATTAGGAGTTACTCAACAAGCTCAACAAGCTTCTTATGAAACTACTGAACCTTATTTTAGAGTTCATGATAATATTAAATTAAGAGTATTAGCAGCATTATTAGAAACAGCTAAGTATTGTTTAAAAAATGGAAATAAAACTTTTCAATATATTCTATCAGATTTAAGTACTGAAATATTTACTATTGACGGAGAACAATTTAATGAAGCTGAATATGGTATAATATCATCTGATGCTACTAATGATATGGAAACTTTACAAATGTTAAAGAGAGCTATGGAAATGGCTATTCAAACAGGTAAAGTTGATTCTGAACAATTACTTACAATTACTTCAAATAATTCAATGGCATCTATTAGACATAAATTAACTAAAACAGTTAGAGATGCTAAAAGACAAGAACAAGCTAATATAGAATCAGAACAACAAATTAGACAAGCTGATATAGAAGCTAGAGTTCAAGCTGAAAAAGAATTATTAGAATTAGAATATTATAAGTTAGAACAACAAGCTATGGAAAATCAATTAGATAGAGAAAATGAAATTTATCTAGCTGAAATGAAAGCTATTTCTTTAGATGATGGAGGAGGAACAGCTAATATAGAAAGTGCTGCTAATAGAGCTTTAAAACAATCTGAAATAAATCTTAAATATTTAAATGAACAAAATAAAGTAGCTTTAGATGATAGAAATAAAATTAATGAAAGATTAATTAAAGAAAAAGAATTATCTTTAAAAAATAAAGAAATAGAATCTAAGAAAGAAATAGAAGCTGCTAAATTAGAACAAATAAAAGTTCAAAATAAAAATCAAGAATTATTAGCTGATAAAAAAGCTAAACTTGATAAAGAAATGATGGATAAGAAAATGAAGATAGAGGAAATGAAAGCTAAAGCTGCAATTGCTAAATCTAAACAAAAACCTAAATAAAATGATTAAAATAGATATACCTTTATATAATCAAGAAGTGTATTTATTAATAGAAGATACAGAATTAATAGCTACAAAAAGAATAAATACAGAACATGATAATTTAGATAAAATAGATGAAGATAATAATTCAAGAGGTTTTGTATGGCAAACTAAATATTTAAAAGAAAATGAAGTAGAAAAATCAAGATTTTATATTTATGTAGAAAAGAATGATTTAACTACAACATTAGAACATGAGTTAATTCATTTATGTTGGGATTTATTAACAAATGTAGGAATTAAAATTAATCCTAGAAATCATGAAGCAATGACTTATTTGTTTGAGTATCTTTTAAAAGAATGTAAAGAAAAAATAAAAATGTATAGTTAGACAGTTAAGCTATACAGAATAGATAAATTAATTAAAAACATTTGTAAATGTCAATTAACTGTTAGACATTTGTACTGAATATAATAAAATGGCAGAAGAATTAGATTTTTTTGATAAGTTAGAAGGAATTACTTTAGATAAGGAAGGTAACAAAGTTATACCTACTGAAGTAGTTACTCTTGATGATGAATCAGATGAAGAAAAGGAAGCAAAATTAGAAAAAGAAAAAGCAGATAAATTAGCTGCTGAAGAAGCTGAAAAAATTAGATTACAAGAATTAGAAAATAATAATTCTAATGATAATGACGACAATCAATCAAAAAGTGTTTATGGTACTTTAGCTACTTTAATTAAAGAAGATACTGGATTATTTACAAATTTTGAAAAACCAATTGAAAAATCAGAAGATTTAATAGAGGGTATTAGATTTGAAGTATTAGAAGGAATTGAAGATTATAAAAAATCTTTACCTGAAGATTTTCAACAAATGCTTGAAAAATATAACTTAGGATTAGATTGGGATACAGTAAAAGAATTAAAATCTAACGAAGTTAAATTAAATTCAATTACTAAAGAAATAATTGAAGAAAATGAAAATGTAGCTAAAGATATTTTTATTGCACATTTAAGAGCTACAACTAATTGGTCAGAAGCTAAAATTGAAAAAGAATATACAAAAGCTTTAGATTTAGATGAAGTAATTGAAAAAGCAACTGAAGGATTAGA